AAGTAAATTATGATAGATGATGTAGATGTGAAAATACCTCAGCATGAAAAAGGAAATCCTGCGGAAAATTCTTTAGGGGGAACAGAACTTCTCACTATGGAATTATTCCGTAGATTACCCCAAGAATATAAAGACAAATTTCAATTTGTTGTTTCAAGAGTTCAGAATATAGAGGAAGAAAAGAAAAGACTTTATTGGATACACGACCTTGCATTAGATCCTGCTCACACTATTCTTACAACTCCTTCAATAGACCTTTTTAGTAAATTAATTTTTGTTAGTCATTGGCAACAACAACAATTTAATACATTATTAAAAATACCATATGATCGTGGAGTTGTAATTAAAAATGCAATAGATCCTATTCCTAAACATGAAGAAACTGAAACAAAAGATTTACAGTTAATATATGCTTCAACTCCTCAAAGAGGTCTTGATATTCTAGTGAATGCTTTAAATTTGATTGATAGAACTGATTTTCATTTGCATGTTTTTTCTAGCTATAAATTATATGGCTGGGAACAAAATGATGAAGCATATAAACCCCTATTTGAAATGTGCGAATCAGATCCAAGAGTAACAAATCATAGTACAGTTTCATATGAGGATTTGAGAAAACATTGGACAAATATGCATATATTAGCATATCCATGTACTTGGCAAGAAACTTCTTGCAGAGTAGCAATGGAAGCAATGTCTGCTCATTGTGCAGTTGTTACTTCTAATTGGGGGGCCTTACCCGAAACATGTGGTGAATATGCTTACATGTATAATTATACAGAAGATAAGAATAAGCATGTTGAAAGATTTGCTGATGCACTTGAAGATGTTATGGATTCATATTGGACAAAAGATGTCCAAAATAATCTTGACAATGCATTAGAATACACGTATAATCATTATAGTTGGGATAAACGTATCAATCAGTGGATTGATTTTCTTGATAACCTAATATACGAACTAGACCATGAGGAAGATAAAGACAAAGAAATCATCATTAATAAAAAAGCCTAAACAAATTATTGGTTCAGGTAGATCATTCGATGAACAAAGAATGGGAACCGAACCCGTCTTCGATGATAAATCTAAGTGGATTGATATTGCGACTGGATTGAATTGGTATTCGCATTTTTGTGAAGCAGACCAAGCTAAACGTTGGTTGATTGATTATATGAAACATGCTGGATATTCTAAAGAAGATACTCAACATGTTAAACTTTCTTCCTGGGGGAAGTCTGGTGTTTTTATTGAAGGGTCAACAATTATTAATTTAAGAACTGCTGGATTTCTTGGAAGAATGGTATTGAGAGGTTTTGAAACTCTTCCAGAAAAATATGTAAAAACAATTAAATCTTATATAGAATTTTGTAAGCGAAATGGTTCTGTTGTTGTTCAGAAAAAAGTTGAAGAAAAAGAAACTAATGGAGATAACAAACCATCAATACAAGATCATATAAGAGAACAAGTAGTTCACTATGCTACTGAACTAGAAGGTACCATAGATGACTTCATTGATAATAATTATGAGTCGACCATAAGCACATATGATTGGTTGGTCAGTAAAGAAGTTAAAGGACTAATTGCTAAAAAAATAGCAAATGAATTTCATCCTTATTTAACAGAAATAGAATTAATATCAACAGATGAAGACATAGCAGAATCTTATGCTCATATGTCGAAAAAGCAACTTGTCAAGTATGGCAATTTTATTCAGACAATTATTGATGACTGTGAACGATATTCTGCCAATTCTAATAAACAGAGAAGCCCACGAAAGAAAAAACCTGTTTCAGTTACTAAACAAATCGCCAAGTTAAATTATAAAAAACAAGATGATGAATACAAAATAGCATCAATTAACCCATCTGAGATTGTCGGTGCTGATCAATTGTATGTGTTTAATTCAAAGTATCGTAAACTTGGTGTATATAAAGCAGAGGGGCCTGCAGGGCTATCTGTAAAAGGAAGCACTCTCCGAGGATTTAATTTAACACTTTCTAAATGTAAAAAAGTAAGAAAGCCAGAAGAAGTATTAACAAAAATGCTTTCTGGTGGTAAACTTGCGATTAAGAGACAATATGACTCTATTAACTCTAAAGAAAAAGACTTAACAGGTCGCATTAATAATGAAACTATACTTCTTAAAATTGTAAAATGATATTACTTGATTATTCGCAAATCGTTATTGCAAATGTGATGATGAATAAAAATGCAATGTCTGAAGATTATGTCAGACATGCAGTTTTGAATACTATAAGAATGTATCATCACAAATTTAGTGATGAATATGGTGATCTGGTTGTTTGTTGTGATGCAACAAATAATTGGCGAAAAGATGCATTTAAATATTATAAGGCTAATAGAAAAACAACAAGAGATAAATCTGATTTTGATTGGCCGGAATTGTTCAGAATATTACATAAAATACGAGAAGAGTTAAGTGAAAACTTTCCTTATAAAGTTGTATATATAGATAAAGCAGAGGCAGATGATGTTATTGCTACTATTGTAATGGATCAAGCACATAAAACGGAAAAACTGTTAACCGAATCCCCAAGATTCCCATCTGTTACTTCTATTGAAGAATTATTTGTTGAAAAAGAACCTATTTTAATATTATCAAGTGATAAAGATTTTATTCAGTTACAAAAATACGAAAATGTAAATCAATATTCGCCTCTCACGAAGAAATTTCTTAATACTGATAACCCAGATAACTTTTTAAGAGAACATATTCTTAGAGGTGATGTAAGTGATGGTGTTCCCAATTTTATGTCTTCTGATGACACATTTGTTGTTACAGATAAAAGACAAACGCCCTTATCAAAGAAAAAAGTAGCAGTTTGGTCTGAACTAGAACCTGATGTGTTTTGCGAAGGTGAACAGTTACGCAATTATCGTAGAAATGAAATGTTAATAGATTTGACTAAAATACCTGAATGGTTACAAACTAATATTGTGGTCGAATATGATAATCAGCCCAAAGTTGGTAGAACCAAACTTTTTAATTATTTTATAAAACATAAACTTAAAGTTTTAATGGAGCATATAAATGAGTTTTAGGAGAATATCATGACCGCACAAATGACAAGTGAAATTTTTTCTCATGCAGACAGTATACCTACTGATGAAGAACGAGTTGTTTATTTACGACAAAATCATACTAAAGCAGTACGGGAATTATTAATACACAATTTTAATACAAATATAAAATTTCTTCTTCCTGAAGGTAGACCAGACTTGAGAACAGATGAATTTGAACCACAAAATAGTTATTTTCCAAATTTGGGTGCTACCGATGATGGTGCTACATTGAATTATGAAGTAAGAAAAATGTATTTATTTATTGAGGGAGGACATCCAAACTTAACCGCCTTAAAACGTGAAACACTTTGGCATGAATTGGTTAATTCGTTACATCCCTCTGAGGCTGATGATCTTTGGTATATGAAGGACAAAAAACTTCAAGAAAAATATAAAAAGATTACTCATCTCGTGGCTTATAACTCTTTTCCGGAGGGAGTTCAACAACCCGAAGCTAAACCTAAAAGGGATACTTCTGGCCGTTTTACAAAACCTGAAAAACCCAAGAAAAAGAAAGCCAAAAAATGAAAGCATTGATGACCTGTGCTGGCATGAATACAGAGTTGCGGCCCTTTACAGATATGATGCCAAAGTGCTTATTACCCGTGAATGCAAAACCGATTCTGTTTCATAATCTTGAATGGCTACAAAAATATCATATTGATGAAGTAATTATTACAACAAATTATCATCACAATCAAATTGAATTAGCATTAAAAAAGTATCAAATTGAAGGATTGTTTTCAGTGGATTTAAAAATTAATATTCATAAACAATCTGGAAGTGTGGGAACTGCAGATTCTTTAAAAACATTAAGTCATAAATTTAATGATGAAGATTTTTTATTTTTAGATGGTGGTAATTTATATAATTTTGATATAGAAAAGTATCATGAGATTCATAAAAATAATGGAAAATTAATTTCTATTTTGTCACATATGTCCATGGGAGATAGTAAATATAAAAACTTCATTAAATATAAAAATGGTTCTGATGAAATAGAAAAAATTACAGTTAAACCTGATTATAAAATGAGTAAAGAACTTTTAGCAACATCAGGAACTTGTTATTTAAGCCCAATGATATTTGATGTGATTGAAAAGAAAGATAGGCATTTATTTGATACTGTTTTTCCCAAACAACTTGAAAATATTAATGTAATAGTAGATAATGATTCAATTCAATTTATTAATTCTAAACAAGAATATATGTCAATAGCAAAGACATGGAGTTCATATTATGCCAACATATGATTACGAATGTAAAAAATGTGGAAATGTCTTTGAAAAAGAGTTGAAGATAGCCGACAGAAAACTTCCAACTGAATCGTCTTGTGAACAAATAGTTCTTGGACAAATTCAAGCGAGTCCTAATTGTGGTGGTGAAGTAACACAATTAATAACTGCTCCAGGGTTTGCTTATGATAATATAGGACCCAATAAACCAGATGCTTCTTTTAATGATAAGCTAAAAGAAATAAAAAAAGCACATTATGGTAGCACCCTCAATGTAATTGAATAATGTTTATACATGAAAATGTTCTTGAAGATTTAGACCTAAACACTATAAATGAAAATGGAAAAAGATATTACGTAACTCCTACAGGTGAAAAGTATCCTTCCGTCACTACTGTTCTTTCCAATTATAAAAAAGAAGCACTATTCAAATGGAGAAAACGTGTTGGTGAAAAAGAAGCCAATAAAATTTCTACTCAAGCATCCCGCCGCGGCACCAAAGTTCATAAACTCTGTGAAGATTATTTAAATAACGAATTGTCATTTGACGAATATACTCCTGATAATGTTGTTATGTTTAAAAGCATCCAACCTATTCTTGATGAAATAGAATTGGTTTATGGGCAAGAACGTGCATTATTTTCGAATCATTTAAAAACTGCTGGAAGAGTTGATTGTATTGGTAAATTCCGTGGAAAAAATTACATAATCGACTTTAAGACTTCTAGTAAACCCAAAAAAGAAGAATGGATTGATAATTATTTTATGCAATGTTCAGCATATTCTGTTATGTGGGAAGAA